CGGAACGGCAGTGGAGCAGATTGGTAGTCGAGCTAAAGATTTCTTTGGAGACAAATACAAAAACCTTTCCGATGAAGAAAAGCTAGCACTAAACAAAACTGTAGCCAAGAGTTGGCACCGAGGAAAGCGTCTGTTGTATCTTCCTAATGCAGATGGAAAAACTGGAAAGTACCTAGACACAGAATACATAGTTCCACAAACCTTGATGACATCTGCATTCGTCGCAGGATTGAAGGACAATCCATTGGAGGTTCTTCCAAAACTATTTCAAGAAAATTTCTTGGGTGAAGGCACGTTCCTTCTGCAAGCGGCCAGCAATCTCTATGGAAAAGATTCTAATGGCCGTGACATTAGTGTGAAACCTGGATTGGCTGGAAGAACCCTTGAGAATGCAAATGCGTTTATCAAGGCTGCATTCGAACCAGGTGCGGTGCGAGAGCTAGATAAGTGGAATAATACATTACGAGGTAAAGAAAACTCTTTGGAGATAAGAAGTATGGTGGAGCGGTTGTTCGGTTTACGTTGGGAGGAATATAACATCGAACGTGATGCTGCCCGACGATTGGCCCCAGATGCTACGGCCATCAATAACGCCAAGGGATTGTTGGGAACCAGCCGGAAGTATGACATCAAGGAAGAATACGATCGGAACTACGTAAAGCTCAACCAGGACCGCGAAGGTATCCTGGAGAAAATTACGGGTCATTACCGCAATCTGAAGACACTTGGATTGGATTCCGACCAGATATTAAATGTCCTAGATAAGACCGCTCTGTCCACCAATGATAAGTTTGAATCCATCACAGGATCGTACAGCCCGATGCCATATGAAAAGCCTGTCACCAAGACAGAGATTTATGAGTCGTTGGGTGAAACCCCTAAACAACGCCTAGATTCCATAAGGTCTATGCGTGGACAGGGTATAGATCCCAGAGAGATTAAGAGTTTGTTAGACATGCATAAGCGAATGATCAGGAAGTCCCGCCGGGGCGAACCATCATTGCCAGCATCTCTAATGCTCTTAAGGAAGATGCCCAAAGAAGACCGCTTGCGTCATCTCATCGATCCCAACGGTCCATACCGTTTAACACGTTCGAATAGATCACTCATCCGAGAGTTTGAAAGAGCAGGCATCCTCGACAGAGATATGATTAGATACCTCCCCACAGGCCAGTAAGCATCGTCAGTTGCACAAAAAAAGGGGAACCCTGTTACGGGTTCCCCTTGCAGTAGATGGAAAATACAAAAAACATCTACGTATATGATGACTAAACAACGATAAATAGGAGTGGATTAGAAGGCGTGGAAATAGGGATGTCAACCAATCTCCACTTCTTTTTTCAAAAGTTCTTCAATCTTTTTTTCGTAATGTCCAGCGATCCAACTTTTGAGCATTGTTTTGTGATCCCTATCGGATAGACCGTCAGACCTGTACGCCGTAAACATCTCACCGTCGATATCAACCTCCTGCAAATAGTAGGTATCCTCATCCACTCCTGTCGTTAGTTTCTGTCGATCCAAAGGCCAAACCTGACCATTTTTTATTCCACCAATCACCGGGCATTCTGAGTGTGGCAACCCAGAATCAGATGACATCCAAAACTTAACCCACTGGGCGATGTCTCCCCACTCAACCTTTATCTGCATTATCCGACAGGTTAGCCTGGTTGACCATTTGTTGTTTCATCTCCTCAATTTGAGATCCGGTAATGTTCTCCCAAGATTTGTTTACCTTTTCCTTTGCCACTTGAGCGGCATAGTTTACGTAAACACTATTCTTCATATAGGCAAAAACATCCAACACGGTTTGATCGTTAAACGTGTTTTCGATTAGGCGTTCTTTGACTTGGTCGTCTGTGATATCTTCAGCTTTCATTATTTTGGTTTTGGATTTTGGTTTCAAGAATGGCTAATGCTCGCCAAACAACAGCGGCATAGTCTTCCTCTAGGAGGTGACGCATCAAACAATCGTGATGGTCATTAGATTTATCAAACTCCCAATGCATCGCCTCGTCGGCATCGCAATGTTTCTCGTTGCCCATATAGGACTGACGAGCCACCGCTGCTATGGCGTTCGGGAAGGGGGATAGCACCCCAGAGTAGATGGGCCATTTCTTTCGCTCATCGCTATCCTTTGGCAACAATTTAATTTTGTGCTGAGGGGCCGATCGTAATATCATAATCCTGTACGAGTTCTATGTTTCCGTGCCAGTGGTAGCCTATGCCTGATAGGCTTTGCTCAAACAATGCGATCATCTCGTCGATGGTCATATCGTCGTTCGGCATGCTAACCTCGCAGTGGCCGTATTGGTTTTCTATGGTGATTGATGTCATGGTATTGGTGGTTGGGGTTAGTGATGTCTAATTCTTAATTCTCTTATGCCAAACTGAGAGAGTGCTTCCGCACACTTAGGGCAAACGTGCTTGTGTCCATAAATCCAAACGACGTTGGGAATCATAGACAAATCAATTTTTTTTAGTTTATCGAGCAATCTAATCTCAGCGTGTTCTGATTCACAAAGATCGGGCTGATCGCCAGTGGGAAGATCGAGTCGCTCACAAACCTGTCCAGTGTTTTCGCAATAGTTGGCGGCTGTTACAAACCGCTCTCCAACCCAGCAACCAGCAGCAACAGCCTTTTTCTGGCAGGTGCTTTGAGGCTGGACCATCATTCGTAAATATTCAAACTCTGTCATAATTCATCTAGGGGTTTTAGTTCATCCTGGGTGGCAACAAAAACTTTACCATGACCCAAGTCTTTCATACGATGCGAACGCATTAAGCGATAGCCCTCCATTGCTCCTGCAATGCGGTACGAGGGGAACTCACCGATGACCAATACATAGGCATCCACCGCATCAACATCCTTCCAGGGAGACACTATGAGACGACCTGTTGGGTAGGTGGTCGCTTTAATATCCACCAATTTGCCATCATGTAATGTAGCATCATATTTAGGGTATTCATCTCGATCGACATGTATGTCGGGATATACGTTTGCAAAACGAGCAAACGCTATTTCGGCGGCAATGCCTTCGAGGTCAGTTTGTTCATCCGATTGTGGACCTACACGACGATTGGTAACACCATTCTTCCGAGCATGGCGGTGGCGTTCCTTGGCTACAAATTTAGCCAACCTCTGTTCTGCTGTATTGAGAGTGATCATGTTTCCCTAGATCTAGTTGGTTGAGGCAAACCCAATCCGTCAAATACCGCCCTGAGTTTTTCAGATTGGCCAAACACGGATGGCCTAAACTCCTCCATCATATCGTACAGGAGCTGACCCTTAACAGGACTATTTCCGCTTGGGTAGGACCACCAAATGATTGACGCTGCCCAACCTCTAATTCGGCTATCATCCACTGTTTTTTGCAACAGCTCTGCCCAATGCACTGATGGTCTGGTTTTCACAATGTTGGATAGAGAGTGCCTCTGCGAGATGGTATCTTGTGCTTTGTCATATTGTGTTTTGTCGTTTATATACATGTCTTTTTTTTCGTTCCTCTAAACTCTTTTCTTTATGGCAGGATTTGCAGACCGCCTGCAATCCGTCAGCCTCACAGTAGAGTCGTTGTAATAATTCATTCCAATCGTATTCCAACCACACCTTATTATCAAATCCCTTTAATGGCACAACGGGTTTGATGTGGTCGGCCTGCATTTGGTTTTGCGGAAATAGTGATTTGCATTCTGGGCATCGATGCAATTTGCATTTCCTGCCAGTTTTGGGATTTATGCCATCCTCAACGTAGCTATCCCGGATAGCCCTATATTTGACTGGCCACATGGCCCTACGTAGAGCTGACATAATAAACGATCGCATCCTAGCAGTCGTCCATTCTCCGCCATTGTATGGTTTCTCAACTGGCATATAGGTCGTTCATGACGTTGTAGTAGTGGTTAGTGGCTAAAGCCTTTTTCAACGCTTTCTCCTGAGCTTTTTCGGTCCACTTTTTAACACCCGTTTGCCCGGTGGTTACATCAATGATCACCGAATAAATAGGGATGTGGTAGGGTAACCCGGTTTGTCGCTGGATGATGTCGGCACCTATTGCTAGCTGCATCGCATCTTTAGGATAGGTTTTGGTTTTAGGATCGGCACCCTTACAATCGCGGGTTTTAAAGTCGAACAGACAAACTTTTCCATCCACCTTAGCAACGAGGTCCATCGTACCTGCAATTTTTAGATCAGGGTCAAATACCATATGCTCCGAGGCAGTGGGATAGGCATCGTTTTCTTCCATCCATTTAAGGAATGGTCGGTAGTATTGTTTGTACTCCGAGTCATAATCATTTCCTCTAATGAGGGCGAGGACGGCGGCCTCTATTTCGGCATGAACACGAGTACCAAAAATGCTACTCAACACCATCGTTCCGTCCAAATCTCTCCTCATCCCCCAGGACTGCCGCTCGATGACATCGAACGACAGCTCTGGAGTTGATTTGGTGAGTTCGTAGATCTTTTGCATCCGCCAGCGATCCAGAAACGAATTAGGTGCTATGCCTAATTTGGTGGTGATCGAAACAGCTAGGTTGCCCTTTGCCTTCCGCATTTTACCAATGGTATCAACCTCTTTTAAGAGGCTAATCTTGTCGTCCTGGAGCTGGTAGATGTGCATCTAGAATGGAGTTTCTTCGTCGGCGGTAGCCGCTGGAGCCGCTGGCGCTTCTGCTCCCGATGGATTGGATGCAATCCGTTCTGCCACCGTATAGATGGAGCGAGCCAATGCCTCTAGCTTAG